CTTCTTCAACTTCATCCGGTACGACGGCTTCAGGTGGAACCTCACCGCCCAGTGCTTCAATAGCTTTCTCGATAAAGAGAATGTCGGCTTCAGCATCGGCACGTTGCTCTACATCCGTGCGCCAGCTGAGTGACTGACCAATTTTGATGCGACGTGCGATGAGCTTGGCAATACAGCGGGCAACCAGTGATTCCATGATGCGCTCGCTGATTGGACCTTCGCGCGTATCCAGACCTTCGAGGTACTGCACTGCGATTTCACCCTTGGCAATGAACTGTTCCCGCTGTTCAAGCGCACGCTTAGTCTCCTGATCGACGTACTGCGCCATGGTCTGACCGTAGTTCTTGAGGCCGAGACGCTTGTTATTAACATACTGGCGCTTGTAGCGCAGCGGATCAGCTTTGATATTGCTGAGCATGAACTGCATGGTATTCAGCAACGTGCGCTCCTGGCCGGCGCGTTGTTCAAGACCTTCAGCGAGTTCTTCGCTGAGGTCAAGGAACGTTTGACGCAGGTCGAGCAGTGCCATCAACTCGCGGCGCTGTTCGTAGTAATTGCCAGGCGTGGTTTCCACGTCATGCGCTAGGGTGAGAGCTTCCCTCTCACCACGTGCGCTGCCGTCACCGAGCGTATTACCGGCATACTCGACATCGAGCTTCAGGTTGCGTTCCTCATTGAGGAACGCATCGAGCCCTTCTGCTGTGCTCGGCACAAGCTTGATGGCTCGGTTGATGCACTCCGAGGCGCATACATACTGCATGCTTCCCAGACATGCGAGCTGGCTATACAAGTCAACGGTGGACAGGGTGTTGAGGATGTCGTGCTTAGTCATGATGTTCTCCAAATGTCAAAGTTAAGTAAATGATCCTGCGTTTAGAGCCCGCAGGTACGGCTAGTTAAATGTGCGCAGAAACTGCAACACAACGTCGTCCTCATCGTCCTGCTCACGTTGCAGCAGGATGATGAGTGGGTCGGCCATCTCGTCGATGGCCGCAGCCTGGAACAGCCAATCGGCGACGTCAGGGTCGTCGGCTAGTGCGGATGCATTGATCACTCGGCGGCTCATGATTGCCACTCCACCAAGATGAATTGATCGAAATCCCACACCTTGCAGTTGTGTGGGCAACGGTTGATGAAGTCCAGCGCTTCGCTGAACGATGTGAATGTCAAAAGCCTCATGATCTATCTCCTTATCATACGAGGGAACACATAGCCGGCAAGCAGAGCTGCGATGGCTGCTGCAAAACCGCCTGCCATCGTGCCGCCATGTAACGAAAACACCAGCGTGAAGACGCTGGCTTCGATGACGAGCGCAAAAAAGCGCCCGTGCACGAGCTTTCCCCACATGCTGGCCAAACCGATAAAAATGATGATGCCATAGAGCAGAGGCATCAGGTCTATGTGACTGAGGAAAACGCCCATAGTGTTTCTCCTAAAATGAAAACAGGGTGCACGAGGCACCCTGTGTGATCAATCATCAAGAGTTCCAGTTTCCTGGTAACCCTCACCGTCGTATGGCTCCTCTTCATCCCGAGGGCCGACAAACTCATCCTTTGGGATGAGTCTAGCGCGAAGCAACTCTCCAAGGGTCATGATAATCTCCTAACAAAGTTAATAAATGACAACTACACAAATAAGATTCGAACGGATTGGATGCTTTATCCAATCCGAATTTTCCCCATACGGGGGTGACATGTTAAAAGAAACAGAGGGCTTGCGCCCTCTGTGTTTTACAGCAGCCCTTTGCGCACCGCTTCGTGGTAGCGGTAGCAGGCGCCAATGTCGCTAAAGAACGATTTGACCGATGGTACGGCTGCGCCGACCAGATTGACCGTGCCATCACGCAAGGCGGTGACAATGCCGTCGCCTTCAGGCGCAGCGGCTCCTTTCTTGGGGGACAGTTTGGCCAGTTCTGCGCGTTGTTGTTTGATGTTCATGATGATCTCCTGACAAGGTTAGTGAATGATAACTACACAAATGAGACTCGAACGGATTGGACGCTTTATCCAATCCGAACTCAGGGACTCCAAAAGCCCAAAGATCGAAAACCGAATCCGAAGTGGGGGTCTGATGAGGGAGAGAGGGGGAGGGATGGCTCATAAGCATCTTCGTAAAATTTTCATAAAATTACCCAGCAAAATTTTCATAAAATTACCCAGCAAAATTTTCATAAAATTACCCAGCAAAATTTTCATAAAATTACCCAGCAAAATTTTCATAAAATTACCCAGCAAAATTTTCATAAGATCACCAAGCAAAATTTTCATAAAATCGCCCAGCAAAATTTTCATAAAATCGCCCAGCAAAACCCCTACAAAAATTCCGCAAAACTCCTACAAAAATTCCACAAAATATTTTTCAGATTTCTATACGGACGACGCCACACACTTGCAGAATTTCCAGGTACTCTGATACACTCTGTTAGCTATGGCACGACCAAAATCTAAACTCACCGAGAAACAGGACGCTTACGTCGAAGCCGTACTCGACGGAAACTCCCGAGCGAAAGCCGCCAAGATTGCCGGCTACGCATCACCGCCTGCTGTTATCGAACGCAGCGAGGATGTCGCGCATGCACTGCACTTCGCCCGATCCGAGCTGTCCTCAGCTACCCAGGTAAAGCGCGCGGATATGATCGAGGTCATGCTCGATGCTATCGGCATGGCCCGCACTATGGCTGACCCAGTTGCCATGATTGCTGGCGCCCGTGAAGTGTCAAAAGTCTTAGGCTTCTATGAGCCGGAGAAGAAGGTCATCGAACTTACCGGTAACCAGCTGCGCGTGCAGCAGCAATTTGCCCAGCTGAGCGACCAGGAGCTACTGGACATCATCGAGGGGGAGAGCACTCGCGTTGAGCACTAAGTACATCACCTGCCCAGCTTGCCTCGCTCAACGTGACCCTGCGACATTCGTCGGTGCGGTGTGCTCGTTCTGCCATGACGAAGGGCGCGTGGTGGAGGAAGCACCGGTAAAACCCGCCGCTAAGTCGAAGAAAATACAAAAATCTGTCGCAACACCAATAGAAGCCTCGCCAGACCCCTACACTCCGCCAAAATTCGACGCAGCTGCCGCCAAGGCCAATCCGCAGGCCGAACTGGCCGCCCGCACACTCGCGCGGCGCCACCTGTTGCCTTTTATCAAGCGCTTTCGCCCAAAATACGACGCGGGCTGGGTCCATAAAGACATTTGTCGACGTCTTGAGCGTTTCCTGCGCGCTGTGGAGGCCGGCGAGGAGCCCCGCCTACTGTTAATGTGCCCGCCACGGATGGGGAAGTCGGAAATAGGTTCGCGTCACTTCACCCCATGGGTATTGGGGCAACATGCAGACTGGGAAATCATCGCAGCCAGCCACACCACGAGCCTCTCCCTATCTTTTTCCCGCTATATACGTGACCTGCTGCGAGACCCTGCTTACCACGCGGTATTCTCAGATGCCATCCTCGACCCTCAGAGCCAGAGCACTGAGAACTGGAACCTCACCGAAGGCGGCGGATACCTCGCAGCGGGCGTAGGGTCGGCGATTACGGGGCGCGGCGCCCACATCCTGATCCTCGACGACCTGGTAAAGGACATTGAGGCTGCCGACAGTCAGCTGCAATGCGACGCTACGTGGGAGTGGTACATTTCCACAGCGCATTCACGCCTCGCCCCCGGTGGAGGTGTGCTAGGGATAATGACCTGGTGGAGTGAAAATGATTGGGCGGGGCGCATCCAGCAGGTCATGGCCGGGGGAGAGGGTGAGCAGTTCGAGATCGTGCGCTACCCTGCTATCAACGAGGTAGGCGACGAATACATCTTGGCCGACGACACCATCGTGGAGATACCTCCTGGAGCACCGGTTCCTGTAGGCGCTACCATGACGCGACCACACAACACGGCTGTTCATCCTGCGCGCTACAGCACCGAGGCCCTGCTCAGGAAAAAGGCTAACTATATCGCCGCTGGGATGAAGCGCATGTGGGATGCGCTCTATCAGCAGAATCCGACGCCTGACGAAGGTATCTTCTTCGGCAAGGACATGTTTCGGCTCTATGCCCACCGCCCTGATCGACGCGGACGCTACGTCTATCAGGCATGGGACTTCGCCATCACAGAGGGTGAGAGCAACGACTGGACAGTTGGCACCACGCTGCTACAGGATGAGTACGATAACCTGTACGTGCTGGACGTGCTGCGCTTCCGCTCTGACGACAGCATTGAAATCACCGAGATCATCATCGACTACCACCTGCAGTGGGAGTCCACGCTGCTCGGCTTCGAGGACGGGCAGATATGGAAAACCCTGCGTGCGCAGTTCGAAAAGCGCTGCCATGAACGTGAGGTCTACCCCAGCTACGAGCTCCTGGTCCCGCTTACGGACAAGAAGGCGAGGGCTATGCCGCTGAAAGGCCGGATGCAGCACGGCAAGGTCTACTTCCCACAGAATGCCTCGTGGTTCCCTGCGCTGCAGCGTGAAATGCTGCGCTTCCCTGCTGGGAAAAACGACGACCAGGTGGACAGCCTTGCGTGGGCGGTACGTCTCACACTGAGCAAGAGCGCGCCAAAAC